CCGCCCATGTTGACGAGCTTCTTGTACGTATCGGTGGAAATGGTCATCGCCGTCGCAATGCTGCGCATCGCCGAAACCGTACCGACCACGCGGTCGATCGTCGTCGACATTTCCTCCGGCACGACGTAGCCGCCATCCGGATCGGAGAGCGTCGAGAGCGATGCCTTCACCTCGAGGTCGCGAAGGTCGGCGTCGACCGCGCGATCGCCCTTGCGGAACCACTTGTTGAACGCCGTCGCATGCTCGGCTTTCGCCGGATCGGGAGCATCGCCAGCACCGCCGCCGATCTTGATCGCGGCCATGGTGGCGTTCACGTCATCGAGCGCCTTCTGGAGCTTGGTGACTTCCGCGTTAATGCGGTCGACCTTCTCGGTCTGCACCACGTCAGCGAACTTCGCATTGATGCCCTTCAGCTCCGCTTCGCGCTCGGTCTTGAAGGCCTCAAAGGTCTGCTTCAGCTCCGCGAGGATAGCGGCGGCATTGCCGCCGTCAGCGCGAACACCGACAAGGCCCCGGGCGCGTTGATTGAAAGCAGGCATGATGGTCATGGCGAGAGAGGTCCCGACGGATTCGGAGCCGGGAAGCCATGCATGAAGATCGACCGGGCCGACAGCGGCAAATGCGATGACGGCACAGGCGATCGCTGCGACACTGAGTGCCGCCACGAGAGTTCCAAATTTCATGTGAGTTTCCTCAGGTTCGGATCGTTTCGATCAGCTGCCGGACGGCAGCCAGGTCTATGCCTGCATCACGCGCGGCGGGTTTGCGGCTTGCATCACGCGGGGCCGCTGCAGCGCCGAGTTCGGAAAGGAGCTCGGAACGCTTGTCTCTGGAGAAGCCCGCGCGTGCGAGCGCGGCCTCGGTCTGGCGGCGGGCCATCAGCCCGCGATCCATGTTCTTTGCGTCGCCGGTGGACGGCACCTCAATGCCTTTATCCACCGCATCGGCGAACCCCTTCTCGACGACCTCGGACGGGCCCATGAAGGTCTCCGCGTCCATCAGCTTCTCGATGTCCTTGCGCTTCATGCCGGTGCGCGCCTCATAGATGTCGGCGATCGCACTGTCGAAGCCGTCGAAGAGCGAAGCGGCTTCGCGCATGTCATGGCGGTTGCCGACGACAACACCCCAGGCATTGTGCACCATCATGAAGGTGCCGAGGCCCATGCGAATTTCGTCGCCGGCCATGGCGATGATCGAGGCCGCCGAGGCAGCCCAGCCGAGGACCTCGACGGTGACCTTGGCAGGATGGCTGCGGAGCAGATTGTAGATCGCAATCCCCTCGAACATGTCGCCGCCTGGCGAATTGACCCTAACCTTCACGTCCTTGTTGCCGATCGAGCGCAACGCGGCCGAAACGCGCTTCGCAGTGACGCCTCCGCCGGTCCACCAATCCTCGCCGATCACCTCGAACATCGTGATCGTATTCTCGGAGTCGTCAGTCGCCGCCATCGGCACTTCAGCCCACTTGGCAAGCACGTCCGACGGCGCATCCCACTGGAAATTCTGCGGGCGCTGGAACGTCTTTGCTTCGGGCAGCTGTCGCAAGCTCATTTGCCGGCACCTCCGATTGGCCGCGTGATTAATGCCCCACCCTTGAGAGCGCCGGTGGGCCGCGCAACGGCGCTAACGATCTTCGGTGGTCTTGCCTGGCTCATCGTCACCTCCATCTTCCTTGCCGCCGGCAGTGTTTGGCGGCGGGTAGAACACGTCGCCGCCTTCGCGCGGGTTCATGTCTTCAAGCGCTCGGATTTCGTTCGGGCTCGCGACGCCCCACTGCAGCGCCTTCACATGCGCGTCCCAGCGGGCCTTGATGTCGCCCCGCACCAGCGCCGCCCGATTGAACTTCGCATACAGGTCGCTGTCATCAGGGATGAGATCGCGGTTGATCGTTTCTTCCCAGGTCGTCAGATCGTCTTCGGCACTGAAGGTGACGAAGCCTTGCGTCTGCACCTCAATTCCGGTTCCCCAAGAGGAAGACTTCTCGGTGTCGCCGATCATATGCGGCGGCACGCCGAAGAACATCGCGATGTCTGTGCGCGAAAACTTGCGGCTCTCGATCCACTGCGTATCCTCGGCGGTCATAGACAGATCCGCCGTCTCCATCCCTTCCTCGAGGATGAGAGCCTTGCCCTCGCTCTCGCCGCCGGCACGGTAGTCATCGAGGCTGGCTCGCAGAAATTCCAGACCTTCCTTGCCGAGCTTGCCCGGGTGCCTCAGCACGACACTGGCGCGCGCTCCGTTCTTGAAAACGGATGCTCCATGGCTCTCCATCGACAACGAGAGCCCGATGGTCTCACGCGCGTAGGTGATGACGGAGACACCATTAACGCCGTCGAGCGTAAGGCCCACCAGGTGGAAAACCTCGTTCTGTTTGAGCGCGACCCGTCTGCCGTCCTTCCGCGTGTAGACATAGCTCAGCGACAGGTCATCGTTCTGCGTGCACTTGACGCGATCCGGGTGGAGCGGGATCAGCTCCACCACGCTGCCTCGCGAAGCAACGATCATCGCATAGGCATTGCCTCGCAACAGCAAATGCGCCTGCATCATTCGCTTGAACTGAGCCGGCGTCTGCCAGCGGTTCGGCCGCCGGCGGAAGATCTTCCACAACGGATCGTCGGAAGCATCCTCGCGAGTCCGCTCGTTAATCCGGCGCTTGATGTGCAATGGCATGTTCGCAACGACGCCGGAACGAAGGCGCACGCAGGCATAAACTGCGGCGACCCGCATTGCCCGATCAGGAGTCACCGATACGCCAGAGGCCGTGACGCTGCCGCCCCTGATTGCCTCTTCGAGCTGCTGCGTCGTCGAGATGACGACGCCGCCGCCCTTGTCCTGATAGGCAGCCTGCGGCTGAGCGGCCGGAGCGGATGCCCCGCCGAACAATTTGGACCAAAACGCCACGGTTGCTCCTAATTCACATCACGAGAAGGCCGCGATCGCGGTAGACCGAAAGGCCTTTCGCTTCCGGGTTCAAGAACATCAGCATCGCCGCGTTGAAGAGGGCCATGAGCATGTCGATCTTCGCAGCACCGGAGACTTCCTTCGTCACCACATAGTTGCTGCCCTTGAGCGTCTGCTTGGCGTTCCCGACACACCAGGCCATGATGTCCTGGTCACCATGGAGGAAGCGGCGATCCTCCAGCTTCAGAGGCACAGACGAAATTGCCGTCTGCAGCTTCCACCCCTGCGTCACAGCCTGCACGAGGGGTTGTTCGAGCTCCTCGGCCTCCAGAGCGTCGATTAGGAGCGCAACGCCAGCGCTATCGAGGCCAATTCCTGCCGTTTCCGGCAAAAGACCACTGTCGGCGACGCGACGGCAGATTGCTGCAGCTGAGGCCGCCTGATCTTCACCCGAAGCGCAAATGATCAGATCGCCGTCCTCGGCAAACTTATGCAGGCGCTGAGCAATACCCTTGCGCTGCTCGAACACTGTCTTCCGCGCCCACGCCGTGCCCCAGCCGAGCCAACGCTTCGTCGTCGCCTCGCGGCCGATAACATAGAGGGCGGCCAAGTCATCCGCACCGCCCCAGTCGATGCCTATGGTGCAGACCTCGGAGCGCTCCAGCAGGGCGTCAAGATCCGCCAGGGTGGAGTCGACACAGGACATCCAGTGCAGCGCGCCCGACCAACCGTCCCCGCCGAGGCCCACGCCGATCTCGATATTCAGATGCTGGCTCGCCCAGATCTGCTCGGCTTCCTTGTTGACCTTGCCGTTGTTCTCATAATCGTCGACGATTGCCTGCCGGTCGATCGAAAGGCCCATGTTCGGCAGGATCAGGTCCCAGTGCTTCGGGTTGCGCCAGTAATCCTGGTCGAGCTGCTTTTCGACCGGGTATTCGTAGAGAACCGGCAGCATAATTGGAGAAGCCCCACCCTTGCCGTCGCGAATCTTCCGCGCCTTGTCGAGCTCGGTGCGCCAGATCCCCGCCGGCGGCTCGTCCGACTGTGTCGTGATCATCAGCACCTGGCCGCGCTGCTTGGTAATGCCGCCACCACGGATCTGCTGCATGACCGCCGCCGCCTTCGCCTTCTTCCCGAGCTCGTGCAGCTCGTCGATGATCGTCAGGATCGGAATTTCACCGGTGACGATCGAGGTGTCGAAGGTCTTGACGTTGAGCTGCGTGCCCGTCTTGTTGCGGGTGATGCACTTGACGTGGTCCTGCACCTTGAAAATTGCGTCTAACCTCTGATCGATGCGGATCATGCCCTGCGCCTGCTCAAAGCAGCGCTCCGAGATGTTCTGGCTCGGGGCCACGATCAGCATCTGCCGGTTCGGTGCCTCTTCCATGTACAGCGCAGTCAGGCCGAGCGCCGCAACATAAGTCGTTTTCGAGTTCTTCTTGGGAACCATGCAGAGCAGTTCCCAGACCAGCCGACGCGCCGTCTCCGGATCTTCACTCGCCAAGAAGGCACAGAGGATATCTCGGAACCATTCGCCGCAAGCCTCTGACAGCGGCGGATTGCCGGGCACGTCAGGAAGGCGCAGGCGGTTGAAAAAGGCAACTGCCTTTGCCGCCTTCTCCTGGTTAAGCGGCACATCCGCCATCGGCGTCTGGCCTGCCTGGATGCGGTCCCACCAGTCGGGGCATGCGAAGCGCGGAAGGTCAGCAGTGTCCAACATTGTGCGAGGCTTCGCGCTCCAGTTCGGCCATCAGATCGGCATCCGCATCGACCGCCCGCTGCTTGTCGATGACCTTCTTGCCGACACGCTCTGCCGCGGCGGACTTGCCATCCTCTTTCGGCCTCGCTCCCATCTCGCGCTCGATCTCCATCCGATCGTTGCGCTCGAGCATCTTGCCGAATTCCTTGAAGGCGCCGACATTGCCGGCCTCCGCCATCTCCCAGGCAAGCTCCAGCCGGCGAAGCTCCAGCCGATCGCGGGCAACGTCACGCTGGCGCAGCTCGTAAAAATAATGCTTGTGCAACGTGGGTAGCGTGACCCCGAGCGCCGAAGCAATCCGCGGATTTGCCCAGCCGAGAGCCACTAACATGCTGACTCTGTTGCGTGTTTTTTTCGTCACCTCATGCGGAGGCCTGCCGCGCTTCGTCGGCCGCTCGACATAGAGATTGCCGAAGAGGTCAAAATTCTCAGTCACGATAAAAAATCTCTGAATGAGAGGGGCGCGGGTCTAGAAGGGAGCACCTTGCGGACTTTTCACCCACCCCCCCTTGGCGAGCGCGCATACCGCGTATATATCCGATCGCGCTGCCACCTTCGGATGGCAGTATGGAAGGGTGGCCGAGTGGTTGATGGCGCCTGACTGATACTCAGGTAGACGTGAAAGCGTCTCGCGGGTTCGAATCCCGCTCCTTATTTGAGAACGCCGCTCCGGTTTTGACCGTCGAGCGGCGTTCCGCATTTATGGCCCTCGCTGACGCTCTTCCTTCTGCTTCAGCTTGTCGTGGCAGGTCTTGCAGAGGCACTGGAGATTGTTCTCATCCCAGAACAGCACCTCGTCGCCGTGATGCTGGAGCTTGTGATCGGCGACCAGTAAAGACGTGTTCGGCTCGATGCGACCGCATCCGATCATCTGGCAAGTGAAGCGATCTCGGATCAGCACGGACATGCGCAGCTTCTGCCACCGTGCCGTCTTGTACCAGCTACGCCAGCCTACCTGCTGATCACGCTCGCGAAGCCTCGCCTTCTCGTCACCAGGTACACGGCCGATCTTCGGTGCCAGCGTGTCCAGCCTTGGTTTAATGGTCGAGAGCCTGCCCATATCCTTTAAATGAAAAAAGGCGACCTCTCGGCCGCCTGTCATCTAGTCATAGCTTTCGCACTTGCCCTGAGTCGATGCCTCGTCGAGGCCGTCAAGGCCGGGTCCGACCGGTGTACCGACCCGGAAGCTTTCGCTTCGCTCGCCTCCGGTCGCATTGCCATCGGCTCAAGGGCTCACTGCAGGATCATCGGATCATCCGCGAGGCAAGTTGTAGTCACACCTTTGCGAGGATTTCAAGCGGCACGTTGTGAACGGGAACATGCCCGCCAAGGATCATCACCTCCACCTGAGCGTCGAACTTCTCGCCGTCGACAGCGGTGACAACACCCTCCAAGAGATAGAACGGACCTTCTCGAAAGACTACCCTTTCACCAAGGTCGAACGGCAGCACCTTCTCCTCATCCGCCGCGTTCGCCTTTTTGCTCAAGGCTTTGATCATCTTCACGGATTTAGCGTCTGCACACCATGGCCTCTCCGCGCCGCCGACGATGCCAATAACGTGCTCGACTCGCCTAAGTCCGTTCAATGCGGCCGGAGATAGCACCGCATGCACCATGACATAGCCGCGCATGACCGGCCTCTCCTGGCCCTCTATTATGCGCCCTCTACGCCTTACATCTGGAGTTTTCTTGGTAGGCACGAGCGCTTCCACACCAGCCTGCTCAAGGATATTTTCCACAACCTTCTCGCGTCCCGTCATGGTCTGGAGCACGATCCACGACTTCTTCCCCGGCTGATTCGCCGCTGCCATCGAGAGCATGTTGGCGCGAATCGACCTGAATCCATCCTTGGCCCAAGCCTTGGCCATCCGCGCAGGATCGATTCTCGGATCGTCGATGATGACGGGAACGCCCTGGTAAATCCTACGCTGCATGATCATCGCCCTTGCTCCTGTTTGCGAGATAGTCGGAAATCTGGTCTCGGAAGCGCTCGACGGCCTCGGCGACGAGGAGGTCGAGATCGCCATCACCTTCTATCGGCGGGAAGTAGGACCAATCAGGCAGCTTGCCTTCCGGGAACGGCCAGCCGCGGCGCTGATGTTCTCTCCGCCATGCGACGAGCTGCTCGCCGTCGCGGTGCACCTGCTGGAAGCCTTGTGCCACCTCCTCAAGCGCCAGGGGGCAGAGCCATCCCTGCCGTTCCCGCGCCCGCTCGTGCATCGTGTTGACCGACGGCCATCCGCAACGCATGCGTTGCTCTGCCCGAACCTCGTCGAGCGTCGTCTTACCCTGCCTGATGAGTGAGAGCTGGAACTGCGTCGGCGGCGCGATGATGCCCGTCGGAGCCATCAGAAGCTCGGAGATCCGCGCCGCAGACCAGAGCTTGCCGAATGGCGCGGCCATTGCGTTGACCGGCTTCGCCACCTCATCCTGCGCAGGAACATCCCTCCAGAGCTTTTCGCCGAAATAGGTGGACGGCGCCGGAGTATGGGACTTCTTCTGCGCCTTCAGCAGCTGCAGCCAGCGAGGGAACCGCTCGGCAGCATCCCGTCGCTCATCAGCCGACAACGCAAACCAAGCCCGCTTTGCCGGCTCTTTCGGCATGCCGGCGAACCCGGGCCAATCCTTCACCAGCGCCCAGAACCCCTTCTCGATCGACTGCTCGGTCTCGATCTGGCTTTCCTGCCCTTCCGCCTCGCGCGCACCCTCTCTCAAATCTGATGGTTGTATTGGTGGTTCTATTACGGTTTGGGTGTCACCGTGACACCCCTCGGCGTCGTCGGTGTCACCCGTCCCTGTCTCGGCTGTCATGGGTGTCACCGTGTCACGGGTGTCACTATGACACCCCTCGGTAGCCACTTTTGCAGCCTGCAGGCGAACGAGCGCGCTCATATTGAAATCGTAACGGGTACCCTCGCCGGGCTTCCATCCACCTTTCCTGCGCACGATCAGGAGACCTT